CTTCCAGCATTACTTAGCCAGATATTCCAAGAGGCATCTGGCAGATTCGAAGATGTTGGAATCCTTAATGGTAACAACACCACGAATTATGCAGGCATCTTGGCATCAGGCGGAGATTATGTCATGGCCGCCGCCGCCGCTTTGACAACTGCTGATCTGTTGGGAATCTTCTACACATTAGAATCTCAGCATAGGTCTAATGCTACATTCGTAATGCCTTCATTGATATCCAAAGCAGTGAACTCAATTCAATCTACTGCCGCAGGTGTAACAGGTCTAGAAAGCCTTAGTGCCGCACCAGCAGATTTCTTGTTAGGCAAGCCTGTTGTAAATAACGATATAAGCGGAAATGGTTTATCCACTTCCCTTGCTGCAAATAATGAGATCGGAGTATTTGGCGATTTCAGGCAGTATTACATCTTCGACAGAATCGGCTTCACAATTCGAAGAAACGATTCACTTTACATGGGTAACGACCAAATTGGATTCTTTGCATCACGCAGAGGAGATGGTCAGGTTGGTTTAGCTGCAGCATTTAAAATTCTCAAGTGTGCAGCTAGCTAAATAGTTAGCAGACTATTAATAGTGCTGGGGGGTTGTCTGAGGGCTTGGTATTTTAATTAATACTAAAGAGATTCAACCCCCCATTGTAAAAGGAGATTATTTTGGCAAAAGTAAAATGCATCAAAGAAGTTTCATTAGGAAGTTTGGGGCAGTCTTTTGTTGTAGGCGAGGAATACAATATTCCAGCAAAAGAAGCAAAAGCATATCCTGAATATTTCGAATTGATGGAAACAAAAACAGAAACAAAAAAAGAGGAAACCGAGGAAAATAAATAATGGCAGTCGACAGACATACCTATGCTTCATCTGATGATATGCGTGACTATCTAGCAGGCACATCATATTCATCTGGTTGGACATCAGATGGATTGACACTTCGTCGTGTGTTGGAATCAAGTTCCAGAAGAATAGATAAGTATTGTGAAGGTGGTTTATTTGGTCCTAAAATCCAAACAAGAACTTTCGATATAGGTACAGGGTCATTAATACAATCCCCACAATATCTTACTGTAGGTGGTTATGGATCTAGTGATATAGCTACATCAAATGGATATGCATCGGTCATCCCACTTGATGCTTGGTTATTATCTGCAACAACGGTGACATCATATAAGCAAACTGCTAGGACAGAAAGTGAAACATTAACTGAAGGTCCATCAAATGATTATTTTTTGATTCCTTATAATTCCAGTCCTAAAACCATAATGAAATTAAATCAAGATTCAGATAAAGGCTTTTATTCTGGACAGCAGACATTAACAATATTGGGTAATTGGGGATATACAAATGATACAGAACAGATAACCGATCTTAATGGAGCTGTTTCATCAACCACAGCCACGACAGTTGCTGTTACTAGTGCAACAAACTTGGGACCAGCTCAGACAATCCTTGTTGGTACAGAACAAATGTATATAACAAGTATTTCCAGCAATAATCTTACAGTTGAACGTGGGGTAAATGGCACTACTGCCGCAACCCATAGTGATGAGGATGCAGTCAAGGTATATATATACCCATCAGTTGTGGTTCAAGCGTGTTTGGATTTAGCGAAGATTACATTCAGAGATAGGGATCTTGGAGTAACACAAACAATAGGTTCAGCCGAACAGGGAGTCACTAGATCATCTCAAGAAGCAATCGATGTATTAAAAACATTGGATGGATATAGATCGGTTGGACTATCAAATTCTGTGAGTTTTTAATGGCTAAAGCATCAGTAAGTATTTCAGTAAAAGGTCCTTTATTCCGACCAGAAACAGACAAGAATGTTGTTAAGGCTATCAATACAGGATTGCTAGAACTAGCGGAGATCGAAGGTTCCAACAATGTAAGAAAACAATTATATCCTGGACATGGGTTTAAAACAGGTAGGCTACACAGGTCTATAGGTGCAGGGTTGATATCGGATTTAAATGCTCAATTTGATGCTGGTGAAACCATACATGGAAAAAATCTTGAATATGCCTCCAGAATAGAAGGCTATTACAAAATGTTTAAAAATACTCAAGAGAAAATAAAATCTGATACCAGCATATTTGATAAATATATAGGCAGAGCAGTTGAGGAGGCTTTTTCATGAGCCGATCAGGAGCTATAGATAGAATTGACGCTCTGCTTTCAACAGTTAGTGACCCAGCATTTACTGCTGTTTTAAGAGGAGAACCATTTGCAGTTGCAGGCAGTCCTCTGCTTTGTTTCTGGATAAGTGGCCGTGAAAATACAGCAGTCACTTTGACAAATGCTGGAAGTACAACAACTTTTACTATCAGGGCTTTTTTTAGATTACAGGCATCAGCAGATGTAAGGGAATCAATTGAATTAGATGTATGGGATGCGATGGTCAATATTGATACTGCATTAAATAGTGATGCTAATTTAGCAGGGAATTGTGATGACAGCCGATTAGGTACAGCAACGACAGGTTATGTAGACCTAGGTGGAATAGCCTACAGGACTCTCACAATCCCATTTGAGGTCGATATCTTAGAGGAAGTAACAATCACACCATAGGGGATTAGAAAATGGCTAAAACTTCAGGATTAAACGTAAGGTGCTATGTGGCTGGGTACGATATATCAGGCGATGCCAATTCATTGGATGGAGTCGGATACACACAGAATCTTATGGAAACAACCGCAATAAACTCAGAGGCAACTTCAAGGATCACAGGTTTGGTTGATGGAGTCTTAGGTGTAAATGTATTTTTTGAGGCTAGTTCCGAACATGCCGCTTTATTATCAAGTAATAAGTTACCAACTGGGGACAGGAATGTTTTAGTTCCAATGGGTTCAGCAGTTGGGGATGCAGGCATTGGGTTAGTTTCCAAACAAGCAAATTATGATGTCAGTCAAGGTGGACCATCTGCACCTATAACTGCAAAGGCTAGTTTTAATGCCAATGGATACGCACCAGAATTTGGTGTGATGCTTACAGCTCATGATGACACTCATTCATCTGCCAGTAATGGAACATCTGTGGATAACTCTGCAAGTAGTTCAAGTGGAGGAGCTGGATATTTACAAGCGTTCTCATTATCAAGTGGAACCCCAGTTGTTAAGATCCAACACTCATCCGACAATTCTAGTTTTTCCGATCTTATTACATTCACAGCATCAACAGCTATTTCATCGGAATATCTAACAGTATCAGGAACAGTCAATCGTTATATCAGGGTAATAAGCACAGGTACATTTTCAAATCTGAACTTTGCCTGTTTATTTTATCGAGGTTAATTATGCCTAAAAAGAAAAAACCAAAAAAGAAACCTTATTAGGAGGGTATCATGGCAAAACAATCAGGCTTAGGTGATTATATCGCCGTAGACGATAGTGGTGGTTCTGCAAGGGATATATCAAATGATGTATCAACCATTGAGGTAGCAATCCCACAGAATCTACTTGAGGCAACAGGTATCGACAAATCCGCTATGGAGAGAATAATCGGTTTAGGTGATGGCACAGTCACACTTAATGGTACATTCAATCCTGCGGCCAATATGTCACATGCTGTCTTTAAGACAAGGAGTGGTGTCAGAACTGTTGATTATAGAGTAGGTGGTAACACATCAAGTAATCCAAAGTTATCTATGGAGATGCTTATATCATCATACAATCTCTCCAGAGGTACAGATGGCTCAATGACATGGACTGCTGAATTGGCATTACAGTCAGGCACACTACCAACATGGAGTACTGTCTAATCAATGGTCAGTATAAATAAAAATGGTGTTAAACCTTTTATCCTAGAACGCAGAACAGCTCTGTTGGTATTTGAGGATGAACAATATGAAGGGTTAGAAATCAGAACAAAATTAGATGTAGATCTAAAGACATATCTAGAATTACAGGCATTGACCACATCTAATAGTCCTGATGATTTAACCAGAGCATTTAAGATGTTTGGAGATCAAGTGTTGATCTCATGGAATGTACAGGATGAGGATGGTAATGATGTTAAAGCCAATGCTGATGGGTTCATGACTATACCCCCAGCGTTTGCGATAAACATTTTGACATCTTGGAGTAATGCAACAGGTGCCGTGGGAAAAGTATAACCTCTGACATATTGAGATGGAAAGCAACCAAAGGAGGTACCAATCAGGATGGTTCGCCAGTAACCAAACCGATTGACCTTACAGTAGCGGAATTAATAGATGGGATTTGTCAGAGGTATGGGCAACTCCCATCTGCTGTATTAAAAGAGGATGTAATGATGTTGAAAATAATACAAACAATGGCATTGGTGGAAGATGGCAAATGAAGTAATAGTAAAAGTAAAAGCGGACACTAAAGATGCCCAATCAAATATTGGTAAGTTCCGATCTAAGGTTAAAAGTGCGATGCCAGCCATTTCCGCAGTATCTGGAGCGTTGGCTCTTGGTGCGACTGCCGCAGTTAAATTAGGTGATGAATTTACAGAGGCATCAAGAACAATCCAAGCTGGCACAGGTGCAACAGGTGACGCTTTAGAAGAATTAACAGAATCATTTGAAAATGTATTTAAAAATGTACCTAATGATTCACAGGAAGTAGCAAATGCGATTGCCGATCTCAATACAGAGTTTGGTCTGACTGGAACTGAACTAGAAACAACAGCTATCCAGATGTTAAATGCAAGCAGAGTAATGGGAACAGATTTAGGAACATCAATTAAAACAGTAGCAGATGGTATGCAGATATTTAATATTGATGCATCTGAAATGGGTGGTGTGATGGATAGTTTAGCCGCGGCTTCTCAAGCAACAGGAGTGCCTATGGATGAACTTGCCGCCAAGGTACAGACATTTGGTCCTGTATTAAAGAACGCTGGTTTCTCAATGGAGGAAGCGACAGCCTTCTTTGGAAGTTTGGAACAAAATGGTATTGCCGTCACCAGAGTCATGCCTGGAATTAACGCAGGGATGAGGAGATTATCCGAACAAGGTGTTACCGATCTAAAAGGAGCGTTATTAGAACAGATTGAAGCGATCAAGGGAGCTGAAACAGAATCACAAGCGTTAAACATGGCTACAAAGGCATTTGGTGCTGAAGGTGCTCAACGAATGACTGTTGCAATACGAAATGGAAATTTAGATCTAGGTGCATTACTGGAAACAATGGAAGGTAGTGAAGACACGATAAATAATCTAGCTGCAAATACAGAGACAACAGCAGATAAATTTAACAAGATGAAAAATAATATCAAGGCGAATCTGGCACCTGTAGGTGAGTTCGCCACAATGTTAGGTCCAATAATAATCATGATCCCAACATTGGTAAGTGGAATCTCAGGACTAACAGCAGTTATGGGAGCATTAAATCTTTCAATGGGTCCTGTCTTATTGGTTGTATTAGGAATTACTGCGGCAATAGCCGCGGCCATTTTAATTTGGAAGAATTGGGACACCATTGTCGGAGCATTTAAAAAGACATGGGATAAGGTATGGGACAAATTAGAAGAACCTGTCAAGACTGTATTTGATGCAATAAAAGGTTATTTCAATATGTGGATTGAAGGAATCAATATCCTGATTAGAGGATTAAATAAAATTAAAATTGATTATCCTGATTGGATACCTGTACTTGGTGGAAAAAGTTTTGGCACCAATATTCCAGAAATCCCAAAACTGGCACAAGGTGGTATTGTCACTGGTCCTACCCTAGCAATGCTTGGTGAACGAGGTTCTGAAGCCGTAATACCCCTAAACAAAGCTGGTGGTGGAGTAGGTGGTGTCAATGTAACCATTACAGGAGATGTCTATGGCTTTGACGATTTTGAGGACAAGGTATCAGAAGCAGTTAGGGATGGAGCTAGGCGAGGTGGATATCAGGGAATATTAAACACAGCGTAGAGGATCATTATGGCAAATGAATTAAAACATACGGCAGTTGGAACAGAATTAACTCAGGCAGAATATGAGGGAACAGCATCCCATGTATTTAACAGTCAGGCAACTGGAGATATCGTTTATGCATCTTCTGCATCTCAATTAACTCGATTAGGCATTGGATCTTCTGGTCAAGTATTAAAAGTCTCATCTGGTGGAATCCCAGAATGGGGAACTGACACCACTAATGTTGCCGCAGGGTCGCTGACAGGCACGACAATGGCAAGTAATGTGGTTACCTCATCATTGACTACTGTAGGTGCTTTAAATGCAGGCTCTATAACATCAGGATTTGGCACGATAAATAATGGGTCATCTACGATTACGACCACAGGTGCAATTACTGGAGGTTCATTAGATGTAAATGGTGGCAGTCAGTTTGATGGAACTGTTTCTGTTGGGGTTGATGATACTGGATATGATGTTAAATTCTTTGGAGCTACTGCTAGTGCATATATGTTATGGGATGAAAGTGCTGATGATTTGTTATTATCAGGTGATGCCAGAATGGGTATAGGTACGACCAATACTGCTTATGGATATTTATCCATAGATGCAGGAGGAGCAGGGACACGCATGGTCAGGCTTGGTGGCACAAGCACTACTTCTGGAAACCTTGCATATATTTCAAGAAACCTAGCTAGTGGAGACACAGATGCCCCAGTTGTTAGGATAAGACAAGATAACTCAGGTGACGACCAAGATGCTTTGCTCGTAGAAAATGACGGAACAGGCAATATCTTAACCTTGAAAGATGGTGGCACAGAAGTATTGGAAGTTGCTGATAGTGGGTTTATAGGAATAAATAAATCTGCTTCATCAAATGTCCAATTGGATATGAAAGCTACTTCTACTGGAGCACCGAACATTCGCCTATATTCTACAGGCGATACTTTAACTTGGCAGATAGGTGCTACAAATACAGATGCAGGATATATGGATTTCTATGATGGAGGAACGCATAAAGGAAAAATATACCCAGAACGAACTAGCTTTTTAGCCAATGGAAATGAAGCAAACTATGCGAATTTAGTTCTTGGTCATACCTCAGACTATGAAGTTGAAGGAACTAGAGCGATGTTCCAGATTTCAGGAGATGGAAATGATGCTTCCCAATCAATAGCTAGGTTTGATGACGGAGGGAATAGTCCTAGATTAAGATTTTTAAAATCACGAAATGCAACCATAGGAAGTAACACATTAGTTCAGGATGGCGACCAGTTAGGGAATATCGGATTTAATGCGGCAGATGGTAATGACTTCTTTTGTGTTGGTGCGAGGATCTATGCAGAAGTTGACGGAACTCCAGGTCAAGACGATATGCCTACGAAACTAGTATTCCAAACTACCCCTGATGGTTCTGAATCCCCATCTGGAAGCAGAATGGAAATAGGTGCTGATGGCTATGTGGGTATAGGTAATGTGGAAGCTGACCAACTACTTCATTTATCAGCAGGCAATTCGTATCTGTTTATAGAATCAACTGAAGCATCTGATTCTAATGGTGCTAGAGGAAATGAAATCAGCTTTATAGGTAGGGAAAGTGCCGCCAACAATCGTGCTGCAATGGGCGGAATAAGAGTGGAGCATGATGGTACATCCGCTGACCACTCAGGGAAAATGGAAATATGGCTTACAGATGGAAATGGAAGTGATTCTTTAATTGCTTCAGGACAGGGTGGAACTGCTGCATTGATTATAAATTCAGACCACGATGCTACGCTCGATGGCACATTAACCCAAAGCTCTGATATAGCACTTAAGAAGAATATTAATACGATTGACTCTGCACTAGACAAGGTTAATCAAATGCGTGGTGTTTCATTCGACAGGCTAGACAAAGATATCTCAAGTGTAGGATTAATCGCACAGGAACTTGAGAAAGTTGCTCCTGAGTTAGTCCATGATAATAAAGAATATAAATCAGTTGCATACACGAATTTAACGGCTTATCTAATAGAAGCAATCAAAGAATTAAGTAACAAAATAAAACAACTGGAGAATAAATAATGGCAGATACAACAATCACTATAACAATACCTGAAGCTCAATGGAGTACTGTACAAGAAGCATATGCTTCTTTGGATACTGACATGTCTGCATCAGATGTCACGGAGACTACAGTAAAAAATAGAATGGTAAGTGATATCAAAGCTATTGTTGCACGATACGACAAGCAAAAGCAGACAATATCGTATTCCACATTCACTCCAAGCTAATGTATGACAACAGATGTTCGCTTGCCAGATCGGAGATTACCGATTTACGAAAAGATATTAACCTGACAATAAAAAGAAAAATCAATGCTCTGGAAATAGCAGTATGGGTAGGGTTATTTTTTAATCTAATCATACTGATGTCGATAACAATATTAATAATTGGGAGATTTAATAATGGATAATCAAATGAGATTCACAGATGCCGATCTACAAAATCTATGGATGATAAATCCGCTGGCAAGCGAGCAATTAAAAACGATTGTATTAACTAGGATTAATAAAGAATTACAGGAAGAAAAAAAATGCACCTGTAATGGAAAGGTGTCTGAAAAAGAATTGGAAGCTGTAACGGAGAGTTAATTGGCTAAAGCTACGATCGGAGTTCTTGTTGATTGGGATAATGACGGCAATTATGGTAATGCACATTCGGACATTACTAGTGATGTCATTGATGTTTCATGGTCCAGAGGTAGGGATTATGCTAGCCAATTGTCAGGCAATTCGGTATCAGGAAAATTAACAGCCGTAATACATAACACATCAGGTAAATATTCACCGAATAATACCTCATCTGCTTTGACTGGAAAAATAGAACCTGGACTGCGTATAAGATTAAACGCAGGCACAGGAAGTTTCCCTTATACTTTCCCGATCCTATTTAATGATACTCCGCATTTTGTCGGTAGGCTGGAGGAAATACGACCAGAGCCTTCATCCAAGGGAGCCAAACGAGCGAAACTTGTTGCATATGGAACTTTAGGATTTTTAAATGATTTCAAAATTGACCTTGCTACCCAAACGAGTGTTAGGACTGATCAGGCAATAGGTGCAATATTAGATGATGCTGGTTGGCCTGCAACTGATAGATCTCTCGCGACAGGTTTAACAACTCTCACTCGTTTTTGGGTAGATGGTATGAAAACGATTAACGCATTAAGGATTCCAGAGGAAACTGAAGGCGGTTTTATCAAGGAAACAAAACAGGGATATATTGCTTTTGAATCACGACATACACGACTGACAGGTGATTATCAAACTAGCCAAGCAACATTTTCAGATGCAAGTGGAGCTAGTTTATCCTATAGGGTTCTTGACCAGATAGATCCATTGTCAACAATTGTAAATCATACAGAGGCAACAACCAGAACATACACAACAGGTAGTGTGGCTGTACTGTGGACACTAGGTGAAACAGGTTCAGAGAGTCCTTTACTTGCACCAGCCGAATCAAGAACATTTGAAGCGAGATATCCAAATCCATCTTCAGGTAATAATGCAGTAGAGGTAAATGCTTGGACGACTCCAGCAAGTACAACTGATTATACAGGCAATACAGCTCATGATGGTTCTGGAACCAATATGACTTCATCATTAGCGGTGACTAATACAAAGGTCGCACAAAGGATGATTATAACTGTAACTAATAATCACACAACAGTATCGGCATATTTAACAAAGTTACAGGCTAGAGGAACACCTGTTACACAAACACAAAACACAGTAAGGGCAATAGATACTGCATCACAGACTAAATATGGTGAAAGAAAATTTGTTGCCGAAACAGAATTTATTCCCAACACATCAGAAGCTCAACAATGGTGTGAATTTCAATTAGCAATTTATGCAACACCAGTCAACATCTTAAAAATGAGTTTCATAGCTAATAATTCAGATGCACTTTTATATCAGGCTTTAATTAGAGATATATCCGATCGGATAACTGTAACGGCTACCAATGAAGCAGAACTTGGAATCAATGCTGATTTTTTTATTGAATCGGAGAGACACAAGATTGATGGAAATAAACATGAGGTGACATGGGCTTTATCTCCAGCTTCTGGAGGATACACAAACTTTTGGGTTTTGGGAGTTAGTAAATTGAATCAAAATACAGTTTTAGGATATTAAAAAACATTATGGCTTGGACAACACCAAAAACTTGGCAGAATCTTATGGTTGATGATGACCAACTCAATACACAGTTAAGAGACAATATGAATGTATTATCCACACATACTCATACAGGTGCGGCTGGGTTTGGCAGTTCATCAATCGCACCTACGGCTTTATCATCTGCATCCCAGACAATATTGACTTTTGTAGATCAGGAAGCAAATCCTAGCACAAATGGAATCTTACAAAGAAATGGAAATGATCTTGTGTATTACAACGGCTCTACTGTTTTAAATCTTACTGCTGGTGACCAAGTTGCATCGATAGCAAGTATGAGAAGTCTTGGAACAGGAGCAACACAAGCATCGGCAGGGAATCATACACACACATAGGAGAATATCATGGCATGGACTACTCCCAGAACATGGGCAGATGATGAGATTATAACAACGGCATATATGAATGCCCAAATCAGAGATAATTTTAATGCCTTAACAGCACATACCCATGGGGGTTCTGCTGGTGATGGATCTTCGACTTTAGCAAGTGGAGTTTCTTTTACTGGTTTAGCTACTGTCACATTTGCCGATCAGAGCGGAAATCCTTCTACCACAGGAAGGCTTCAAAGAAATGGCACAACCCTTGTTTATTATAATGGCTCTGCTGTTGTGTCACTAGGTACTGCTGATGCATCTGCTGGAACGGCATCATTAAGAACCTTGGGTACTGGAGCTACAAATGCTGCGGCAGGCAATCATAATCATACACCGACAACTCCATCCACATCAGCTTTGACAGGTTCTGATGTTACCTCGGAATCAGCGTCAAGAACTTATTATAAGAAAGGATATTCTGCTGGTAATACAATTGACGGAACATCAAAAACCGTTACACCTACATTGACTGCAAATCTTGTTATTATTTCCTGTTTTGTTGCTTCTGCTGATGGTGAATCAGCACTTGGCAAAGTATCAATTAAAGAAACAGTTGGTGGAACTGAAACCAATGTTCAGACAGGAATCACTTCAAGGTTTCAGGAAAGAGCATCAGGGTCTACGATTTATTGTGCATATGGAGCAGATTATATCGAGCGTTCCGATCGGACTGCGGCAACCTATACATATCATATTGAAGCTGATGAAGCAGTTAATTTGTCTGCGGCTTATCTTATCGCAACTGTGGTGCAAGCATAAATGCCAGACGATAAAAAAACAGAGGATAAGAATTCAGCCCAACTAACAGGGAGGGAATTAATCATCCTTGTGATCTTTGCTCCTGTCGTTTTTACTTGGTTGTTCTTGGGTGCAAGGATTATCTGGAGTGCTTCAAACAATCCACAAACACTTGATTCGATTGAAGGACTTCTAACTGCGTTGGCAGTTTTGACAATTCCAGTATCAGCAGGGCTTGCAGAATTATGGAAACTAGGAGGATCTAAAGATGAATAAGAAATTTTGGAATAAGATTGTATTTATTATTAAAGGCAGAAAAGTAAAACTACCTACTGTTAAAACACCATCTGTTAAAACACCAGAGATGGCAAACATCAATACACCTAAGATAGGTAAATTAAAACTACCACAGTTTGCTGGATTTGATCTAAAAGGAAAGACATCAGCTATTATTTTCGCGGCCATTTTAGGCAGTACAGCCGTTTTGTCTTTAGCTATTTATTTTTCCATTGAAGGAGTAACACAGGCACCTATTTTTCCAGAGGCTGGTGTATATGATGTGGCTGGCACACAACAACTGGGCTTTGTGGAACTTACTGTAGGTGAAGAAGTAAAAGATCAAACACAAACACTACAAGTAAATATAGGTGGTTCGATTATTTCCGATCTAGTATTTAAGGATATGAATGTCGGAGCTGATAGTGGGGTTTCCTTCGCAGTCCAGGTTGATGGCACCGATGGAAGTGGAGCAAAGATATTATGCGAAAATCTTACTTTGAAAAATATAATCGCACCATCATTAAGATTTAATAGTTCGACTGCCTATGCATTATTTGTCAGTTCAACAATTTCTGATGGATTTTCAATAACTCCGACTTTAAACTCCGATCCAGTTGATTATGTTTTTGGTTCGGACAGAGGTGCGTTGAGTGTACCTGAAGCTAGTGGTTCAGATGTTGACCGCATTGTTGTATCAACTGGAAGTTCAACATCAACAGTTGGGAATATAACATTTGAAAACATAAGATCTAAAAATCCAATCGACATCCAAGACATTTCCTGTGGCACAGTCATAATAAAAGATTTGGTTATCGGTGATGGTACTGGAATTGATAGTGCAAGTTTTGTTTTATCATCGACTGTAAAGACTAGATCTCTATCATCCGTTGGAAATACTGAACGTAATATAAGTGTGAAATAAATGAATTGGTTAGGAAAATTACGACCTCAGATATTTTTGGCGATATTACTTTTAGCAGTACTAGCAATGATTGCTGTTTATAAAAATATTCCAGAAGTCGCCACGGCCACAATAGGCGGAATCATAGCACTCGGCATGAAAGTCTTGGAGAGTGAATAAATGAAAAAAAAATTAGCGACAACATTAACAATCGCATTAGCAACATCAATAAGCAGTTTTCTGTTTTATAAAAAAGTTAAAAGGAGATTCGAATGAATATCTTTAAGGTGATAAGTTTCGCAATAAAATATAAGGCGACTGCTCCATTAGCCATTAAATTCATACAGGAGATAATGGACAGCGTTGGAGATCGGAAAATAACATCACATGAACGAAAAAAAATGATGAACGCTTTTTGGGAAGTTGTTAAACAAATACAGCAAATCCAGATTCAGACAGCTAAAACAAAAAAACCTTCATAAGACAGAAAAATAGAGGGTGGTAAAAAAACTGTTTGGTATAATAACCCACCTAGTTGATTTAACAGCCCTCTATAAATCTATGAATTAGCTATTTTCTTCTGATCTATTACTTTAACTAATGCTTCTGACATTGTTATGTCTTTTTCAACTGCATACAGTTTGATTTTTTTAATTAGATCTACAGGAACATTTTTGATTAAAAAATCCTTAGTGTTTTTGTCCATTACGCACCTTCCTTTATTACTATTTTGTTTTTTAAACTTCTGTAAACCGAAGTATTGTGTTTCCAATTGCGTTTTGCATTGGCAAACTTTTTCGATGAATTGTGTCGTTTTTTCTTGCCCATTTTGGATAACCTCCTTATTGTTTATGGTTTCCATTGACCCCAGCTTGTGGGGTTTCGGTAGGTAACCAACCTACCATCATCAGAATGGGTTATTGATGTCTCATTGGCTGTTTCCTTATGCAAAGAATGTCATCACATTCATGGCATTTTGGGTCAGCATTTTCTCGACCGAAAAACTTCTTATCGAAATTAATCGATACTACGATGCAATTATTGTTGTTGCAGAAAAATGTAATTTCGTTTGTCATTTTGGATTACCTCCTATTTGGTTTCCATTTACCCCATTGCTGGGGTTTCGGTGGATCACCAATCCACCATCATCAGAATGGATTATTCTACGATTGTGACATGTTGAAATGGTATTTCATAAACCTCTTTACAGTCGTTACAACGAAGTAATCCGACAAGTGTTTGTCCGAGCGATCCATTAATTATAAAATCTTCTAATTCTATTTGATTTACATAATAAGTATCTGGATGACCTTGATGGCACTTTAGTGGTTTAATAAATAATTGTTTGATTATATTGATCATTTGGATTTACCTCCTATTTGGTTTCCATTGACCCCTGTTGGGGTTTCGGTGGGTAACCATCCCACCATCATCAGAATGGTTTATTTAAAAAGGGCTTGTACTGTATCCAATTCAAATTTATAGTGTCTGTCAGTACCGACTTTTTCAGCTCGTACTGCCCACTTTTTATTTTCATCTAGAGAAGTGATTTTGTAGGAATGTTTCTTGAATGTAAATGTATCGCCTATGTTGAAATTTAGGTCTGATGTTTTTTCATTCTGAACAGCTAGTGGAGTAACTGTAAAAGTGAAATCACAACTGCCTTCAAAACGAATCTTTGCCTTTGTAAAACTAGCATCGCAATTATATTTTGCAACGAGGTTTTGGATTTCTGTCTGCAATTCTACCGATAATGCTCTTGCTTCTGTTCTGCCTATATCTTTAATTTCCATTTGGATTTAACTCCTTATATTTCCTGTTTGTTGATATAGCTATCTTAATTGGTTTTAGGTATAACCTATATAACATGGATAAGGACTCTGTAGGGCTATTTCCTATAGCATATGTTTTTTAAAATAAGCCAGAAAATAGCCCTAATGTGGCTCTGATTTTGCCACAAAAAATCTGTGTTATTGTTGCAAATCTGTTGGGTATCTGGATACCAATTCTTGCCTTAATTCATCAGATTTTTGTAACACTTCATCCATTGGTGCATCAGTACCTTCAACTGTACAATCGAAAGTAAATACACCTTTAACCGATCTAGAAATATTGATTCTATATCTATATGACTTTTCTGTTTTTTCTATTATTTTAGTTTCCAATTGAGATCTCCTGTTTATTTGGTTTTTAAAGAGGGCTGTTTTTTTCAAATGCTGTATATTACTATTCATTTGATTTATTACAGCCCTCTATCTAAAGTGGGTTTCGTATCTAGACCAGAGCAAGGGCTGAATCAAATGCCCTTGCTTTTACATCTGCTCTGCGGCCATAAAGTGCTGATGGTGAATTATCACTACCCCTTCTGTAGTCCTCTGTTTCAACAATTGCGTTGTAAACCGCCCAAGGTGTATTTGCTAGATCGGAAAATTCCTGATTGAATATATCAAGTTTTTCTTTGGCTCCAGCTTTATAAGTATCGATTCTGTTTTGCCTTTGTTGATATTGTTCCTGTAAAGGTGCACTTTCTTTTAGGATCTTATTCCAAACTGCTTTTGGTAAATCATCCGATGTGAATCCATTTGCCAACCTTAATCTGTTTGGTTGTGATGCTTTTGGATATGCCGTATCAATGATTGCATTCACTTGTTTTTCTACCAATGTAACTGTTGTCAAACTGTTCATCGCTGTAACCACAGTCTCTTGTACTTTTTTCATTTTGGTAAAAATATCCAGATAGAACTGTGCATCTGTTTTGATATTGGATGTATGTTTAAGATTTACAGAAACCTTTGCATTTTTCATTCCTGTTACCAATGTGTTTTGACATACAACTCTGACAGGTGTAAATGCTATTGTTAAAGCACCGCCACCATCTCTGTGGTCAGTTACTAACCAATACAACTGATGATCTTCATTAGCAATTGTTGAGTTTCCAGCATCCAAGGTCATAAAGATTTTTTCACCTTTACCTAAAGCCCCTGCTGTTTCGACTGGAAACTTTTCAGAGATCGGATTTAACATTGTGCCTAAATCCTTTGCCTGTATTGGTGTCCATTCTTTACCAACTGTTGCTAGGACTCTGTGCTGGTCATCATCTCCGACTGGCTCTCGTACAACTGCAAATGAATCAGTTTGTACTTCTGTGCCATCTGGCAATTTTGTGAACATTGGCATGGTTTCAATGTTAAAAAGAATATCTGCCTTTGCCATTGCATCCAAAGCATTTATCTTTTCATCCTCTGGCATTACCTGTCCTAAACCATGCCATGCTGGTTGCCTTCTTACTAAAGATCTTTCTCCGAAAATATTTGAAGCCATTTTATTACCTCCGTATTATTTTTTAGTTAAATGGTTTCCATTGACCCCTGTTGGGGGTTTCGGTGGGTAACCATCCCACCATCATCAGAATGGATGATTAACTTATTGCTTCCTCCCTGATGGCTTTAATATCAATATCGGCTTGACCGCTGTTGATATATTCTTCTTCCATAATCATTTCCTCATTTGCTTTTTCCCAATCGTTTACTACTTCCAATCCAGCATCTAATGTATCTTTTGCTTTAGTACTGTTGGGATTCCATGGATATGCTTTGTCATATGAATTTGTTTCCAGTTGGTCGAGAAGATTTTGAATCATGTAGTAGGTGTAATCTTTTAATCGATTAAATTCAGCCTTTGATTCTTTATTGGTTTCCAATAATTTTTCATTGGTTGTATTAGCGATCTTTAATTTCTGCTCCAACCGCATAATCTTGTAAGCCTGATTCTCTGGATGTACTTTATCTTGATAATGTTTCATGTTTGAAACCTCCTGTTTAGATAAAGTCATTCTAATACTATATATATAAAACTTATATAATTAGTTTACTGTTAATAGTTACATATCCTAATTTGTAACAGTATTGCACAAATAGTTAAATACATAGGGAAAACAGGCTCTGACAAAGATAAGGTTTTATGTAGATCTATGAAAAACCTTAGAGGATGGGGACACAACTGGGGACACATCAAACACCATTATATAAATATTCACTAACATAAAAACGGAAGAAGTTTATATAATCAAAAATTTATTTATTATCAAAAATGTGCGAAATATTATTAAAATATTTGTTGGAATATAATCTTTACTTAAATTAATTATGTTTAACATCTAGAAACCACTATGGCTTTATAAGCAGTCTATAGAGTATTCAAAGACAATTTGTTTATTACCATTTGTATGTTGGGATTTACCATTTGGAGACAATTTGGGGACAATGCTATGAAATTTAAGCATTTATAGCGTTATCCAGAAATTCATTAATTTTGTAGATCCAAGGCATTTGGTCATTGATTGTCATGTGTGTATATAAAGCGGTTACATCACTTCCGATGGAATGACCTATCATTTGTTTTTTTATTAACTCAGGCATACCGATTTGTGACATGGCCGTAATGCTGGTATGTCGTAATCTATGTAATGATATATTAGGCATCATAATAGATTTGCCACTCGATGCGGTTACCTCTTGAACCAATCCTAATTTATTGCAAGAAGTATTTATCATTTTGCTTATTGATATAGGGTTATAACAATCACCCCAAGACCTTTTAGCAGCAATTAAATCTTTATATTTATCATTTCCAGTCGCCTGTTGTTTCGCTTTATATTCCAATAACAATTGTTTTGTTAAAGGACCAAAAGCAATTTTTCTTTTTGATGATTTAGTTTTGCCGATGTCTCTTAATTGTAATTCTTTGATATGGTCGTCTTTTAAATATACTAAAGTATGAGTTGAATCAATGACCCCACAGACTCCAGTCTTATTCATTTTTGGCAGGTCGAAAAATTCAATATCACTCCATCGTAATCCCATGATCTCCTCACGACGCATTGCAGTATATAAAGCTAGATGCAAAACCAAACCAAGATATGTTCCTTTGTAATGTTTAGATATTTGCTTATAGTCTTGATAATTAACAGGTTGCCGTCTGACAGTTGGTTGGCTGGAAGATCTCACTAATTTGTTTAATCGTCTAATGATGTCGAGCAGTTTATCTGGATTAGACCATCTCCAATCAAGCATATGGTCTAGGCACATTTTGGCAATGATGAAATATGCTTTAACTGTTCTTGGTGCTAATTGTTGTTTCCTCAAATGTTTTAGGAATAATTCAAAATCATAAATTGTTAAACCTTTGACTTTGATATTGCCAAAAAATGGCCGCAGAACTTTATTTAAATGTCTACGATAAACTGCTTTTGTTATATCTGAAAGACGATTTTCGAAAGTATCATTAATATATTCACTTTCAAATCGGTCAAAAACATCATTCATTGTTCTTCTGGAATCATCACTATAATCAATTCCATTTTTCAAGTCCTGTTCTTTTTTAAAAGCCAAAACCCTGACTTCTCTTAATGTTCCAATGAATGTATATTTGCGTTTGTCTCTCGTTCCATCGGCTCTAAAACCATTTGAAATGGTTACTTGCCAATGTGGGCATTTACCTGTTGGACAGGTTTTATGTTTTAGGTTTATTGGTTTGGATGGCATTGTATGTTCCTGTTTAGTTGGTTTCCAGTAGTCCAGGTTATTGCCGATCGGCAATTATCCGATCTACAGCTTTCTGTGTCCAATATCCCTTTGCCGTTTTATTCATTGATTTGCGTAATAATATAATATCCTCAGATATTACATAAAGCACACCTTTAGGCAATTTTGCATCAGTATGCAATTTGATTCCATGTTGGATTATTAACTTATCTAGAGCGGTCATAACTGCACCTCACAACAACAAATACACCACTCGATGCAGTTATATTAGTTATTCCAAAAACTAATAACTCCCATATGTATAATGCGATGTAATGTAATTTACTGCTTGATGGGTGCATTCCATTTCGGAATGGCTGCCCATTTAAAATACCATTTAATTGTTCCACTTTGCTCCTCCTTGAGCCGTTAAAATATTAAAACTGTTAAGTCCGATATCTCAACATGGTGGAGCAACCCAACTGTAATTTGATGATCTGGCAAATAATCTTATTCTTGCAAGTATTTCTAATATATTGAAATAATCATAAGTTACAGGCGATAAGTCTCTATTTTGAATAGTAATATCAGTAGTGGTTCTCAGGTTTGCTTTGATAGTTAACTGGTCGCCAATAAAAAACCAAGCATATTGTATTGATAAATTTCCACAGGATAATGTATCTGTGTATGGTGTCGATAATAATTTGGTGCATCTTTTTAATAGGAAATAGATTTTATTGTAATAGTGTTGGAATCTCATTTGTTACGCTTCCTGATGTTTTCAGAATTACGAGCCATTTCAACTGCGGTCCTAATCATATTCTGTTCTGTTGGCGATAGTTTTTTCCATTTTGAAAGCATGGCTACAATTGTTGGTTCTCCCTGTAATTCAGTAACCATGTCATTATCTACTCGCTGGGGATCTTCAGAATTTCCAACAAGGTAATCGACGCTGACATTATAGAGTTTCGCCAGCTCTATCAATTTTTGTGCATTAGGTCGTGTCCTACCATTTTCCCAGTAATAAACAGTATGTTGGTCCACGGCCACAAATGTAGCTACTTCTTTTCTGATTAGATCATTTAATAATCGGCATCTTTTTAGTCTTTTTCCCAATTCGGGAAACTTGATTGGCGGCATGGGCATTATCTTCTCCCAGATAAATAATGTCAAAATTTGACTAAAAGTTTAACATATAATAATGTAAACGCAATATATAAATAATATATAATGAACTATAAGCAATTAGTTACATATTATTACAAGGAGGTTTAATGGTAATTGGTACTATTTCAGAAGGTATAGACAGGAACAAATTATTCGAGGGATTCATTCGTTTAGTCCAAGAGGAAATCGATGGACAGGTGGTTGATAAAGTCGAAACAAATATTCCTTTGTATCTGACTGTTGAACAGGTGGCAATGTCACTAGATGTTAGTGAACAGCATATCTGGAAATTGATTAAAGCTGGTGAATTGGAAAGTTTCCGATTAGGTAATGGATCTAAACTCGTGAGGGTTAAACAAGAATCATTAGAGAAATTCGCTAATGAACAGATTATTGCCGAAAAGACTAACCGAGCCAATGATGCCAAAAGGAGGAATGCCTATGGGTAATAAAAGTGAAAAGATCGGAAATTGGTTAAAGTTCCGACCTTCTCATTTGAACTTATGGAAACCAAACAACTAAACAGGAAGTTGGCAAGTTCACAATCAGATTAGCACATTTAATCAATAAAGTGAATAAGCCGATCTCCATAAACAGGAGTATTAATTATGGCTATGAGCCAGACAATCGAACAAGCAATAGAGCAGTTTACATATGAAACAGATGCAAATGGCATCAAATGGTTTAGGGAACACAACATCACTGTAACCAAACAGGAATGGAATGAAGGTAGGGCAAAAATTTATTTTTATCATAATGATTTAGGTAAATATGAAGTCGGATGTTTTTTGAATGATGCACAATCATCGAAATTACGAGAAGTAAGTAGTGCGAATCAAAACTACAGAATCGTTTTAGTGATGGGCAAACAACGTAATAACAATGATGGTGAGAGATTATTCAATTATTTCTGGAATGTTAAATCCTTCCAAGGTGTTATTAATGATGTACAAAAAGAAATGACACCCAATGGCGGTTTTATAGACCTAGATAATATCGGAATCAAGCCGACAGATGATGATGAGCTGGAAACAGCTAATGAGGTGTTTGACAGATTACAGAGTAATGAAAGTTCCGATCAGCAAATAAAACCATCAAATGGTGTTCATAAAACCACCGCCCATGATGACCGACAAAAAGAAATAAATCTGGCGATGTGTTTTAAATCCGCAGTTGATATTTACTTAGGCAAAAACCTTGATGGTGGAATACCTATGATTGAAAAAACTGCCGAGGAATTATTTCAATCTCTCCAGAATAGGAGGAAATTACATGGACTTACTTAAAGCAGAAGCATTTGTAACAAGCAAAACTAAAATCGGTGGCGGTGATGAGATGGAAGAGATTTTCTTACTAGCGAAGTATGAATGCACAGATTGTCCAGAAAAATTAGAGGATCAAGAGGAGCATCCAATATGTTTTATCTGTGAAGGTAAAGGTACATATGAGGGCATTGTTTCTGGAGATCATGTTGTCGAATTACTGAACAACATAATTATGAGGGCAAGATAATCAATGTCATCACAAGCCATGATATGGGGAGATAAACAAGTAATGCACATTTCCAAGTGGGCAACGAAATGTTTATTTGAAAGGTTGTGCAGATGGGCTGATGAAAATGATGAGGTGTCCTTTAGTATCAAGTGGCTTTCTTCTGAATTATATGACTGTCCTGAAAGTACTATCAAATCCGCAAAAAAACAACTTGAGGAATTGGGTTTGATGACTAAATCCAGACGAGGAAATCAGTATCAGGGCAGTCTGTATAAATTAAATCTTTTTGTAGATCTAAATGAAAAGCAAGTCCAAAAAACAGACTTACAAAATGATAAGGAAGTCCAAAAAACAACCTCTGCACCAGAAGTGCAAGTCCAGAAAACAACCCATGCAAGTGATGTGCAAGTCCAAAATACTGTAGGTGTAAGTCCAATTTACTGTGGGAGTAAGTCCAAAAAACTGCCCTCTAATAATATCTTAATAACTTCTTTAACAAATAAAGAAATAGATGAATATCCTGATTGGGTAAAGATATTAATGAGTTTGGATTTTACAGATGAAAAACATCTGACACCTAAATGGATCCAATTAATGGAAAAAATCCATACCCCTGACCATCTGGAATTAGAAGCCTACGATTTCATTAAATGGGTTACCCTGCCGAAATATCAAGGCAAATATTCCGATGTCACAAGAGTGTTCCGAAACCATCTGAAGGATAAAAAGCCCAAGGTTAAAACCAATGGGGACTTTAATCCAAGTGGTGGTGGGAATATGAATGAGATTTTAAAGATGAGTAAAACCTATAACAAGGAGATAAAGGTATGAAAAAAACAAAGTTAACTGAACAAGAAAAGGAACAAGCGTACAAATTTATATTTGCTCAAGTCCAGAAGAAAGGATGGAATGAATTTAAAGCAAAGGATTTACAGGAACTATTTCAAACAAATGGAATTAGTAAGTCTTTACGTCAATGCCAAAGAATAATTCAAAATGCAAGGGATTATGAGGAACAGATGAAAGTAAATGCCTATTTGCTCCGATATCCTCGACGTGGAGAAGCGACAAATGAAGTGATTCTACAAGAATTGAAGTGGATGAATCTGAAAATCGAAACCATCCTCGCCAAATTAACTGGATTAAATGTAATTGATACAAATGGTTATTTTGTTCCAGAGGAGGTTATCAATGAAGCAACTTCATAATGCTTTGCATAAGGTATTACAAAGACCATTACCTAATGATGCCCAATGCAATAACTGTAAATTCTTTGATACAAGTGACCCAAGGGTAAGAGAGATTTTGAGGGAACATAATCCGCATACATTTTCACAGATTTTGTATCAGGCAAATTGTAGATGTGAGGATCAATTCCATGCGAAAAAAGAGGAACAGAGAATCATGTGGTCGGATTCCCAATTGCCTAACAGACATGGAGATGCTATCGCAAGGACATTTAGTAATTTTCATTTAATTGATGGAACGAAAAAAGCCTATGATAGCACCTATCAGTTTGGTATGCGTAAAGGGCCTAAAATCCTAACATTGGTTGGCACATATGCATCTGGTAAATCCCATTTGCTGGAAGCTGTAGCAAGAGAATGGTTGCATGATGGACATTCAGTTAAATATGAATATGTACCATCCATGTTGAATGAACTCCGATCGGCAAGTCAAAAGCCAGAATCAACAGACAGTAGTTTATGGGATTTAATGCAAGAAAAGTTCAAAGCCAAATTATTGATTCTTGATGATTTAGGACAGGAAACACCAACTGATTGGACAAGGAAGATATTAACAGAAATAGTCGATGAAAGGATAAGAACCAATGGTTGGTTATTAACTGCTACCAATTACACCAATCAACAATTAAAGGAAAGGATTGACGAGAGATTCGTTAGTAGGTTATTTGACCGATCGGAAGCAATCGTCATGACCTGTAAAAGCTATGAAAAAGTGGCGTAGGACTGTTAAAGGATACGAATTAAAACTAGGACCAGAGGCAAAATTTATGTTGGAGGTTAAACAAGAAGCCCAGATGAATGGATGGATGTATTTCCATCCTTATGATAGTCGGAAATCAGTTCCAGGTTATCCAGATTGCACGATGGTCAGAAATGGAAGGTTGATATTTGCGGAATTAAAAGCACATGAGGGATCTAAAGGTAAACCAACAATATTCCAACAGCAATGGTTAGAGGAATTAGCAACAGTTAGGACAGTCGAGGTTTATTTATGGAACCCAAATGATATGGAAACAATTAAACAGGTGTTGAGGTAAAAATGAAACAACAAAGAATAGAACTATTGGTAAGTAAGATTATGGAGAATTTAATGGATGAACCATATTTAGGATTAGCAAGGGATGCAATGGAAAAATATTTTGCTGAATATCCAGAAGATATTCCAAATTGGGAGGATGATCTAAAGGATTATCAACTGCAATATTTTAATGGTGGCTATCAAAATACTGATGGCAAGTTGACTGAGGATATCAGGGCAGCGATTGACAAATTGGTAGAAGAAAAAAAGGCTAACAATCATGAAGATAGAAAGCTGATTTCAATCCCTAAATTAGCCAAGAGGTGGGATGTGTCTAGGCATCATATATGGAATGAGGTGCAGCGTGGGAATATACCGGCAATCCAGTCGGGTAAGCGTTGGTTTATTGGTATGACATTTGTGCTTGCTTGGGAAGAGATGCACGACCAGTTGGCTAAAGACAAATTATTACTGACATTCAATACCGGAGGCAAGAGATGAAATTCAGACATACAAAAATAAATCCATGCCCCTGCTGTGGTGGATACACCGAGATGAAAAGAGGTATCGGTCAACATCATGACTAATCTAAATAAAAGGTTATTAAAGTACGACTGGAAAAATAACAGAAAATTGGTTCAATATGTAATTGATTTAATAACGGAAGTCAATCAATTATCAATGCCATATTGTGAATGTACTAATGGTAAATGTGAATGTGAATGTGCTGCTTGTTACAAAAATGGTCATTATCGGTTTTGTTCCGAGAAAGGATGTCCAAATCAAAGGTTAGGACAAGGATTTGTATTTGGAGATTATTATTATTGTGATAATCATAAGCCAGAAGGATTTGATGAGGAATACCATGAGGATTCAGATGATGTGTATTGGACTGTCTGGAATGAGGATGACCTTATTCATTTGAATGACAACCTACGATTCCAACGCTGTGGGAATACCTGTGTCTGCCACATAATAGAGATCCATAACACACCAGCATTGATTGAGTTATTTTCAATTCCAAAGCCAATGAATTTCCCATTATTGAATCTTTATGAATATATAGAGAAAAAATGGCCTGACGAACAGAGTGGAGGTTCATTAAGTAGCTAAATAACCCTAAATACCCTAAATAAGCTATAAGCATTGTTGTGGTCTAACGGATGTGCCCTAACCGAAAAGGAGTGCATCGTGATAACACAAACAAGTTGGGAGAAAGGTTTATTTTCATCTGTTAAAGATGATTGGGAAACCCCACAACATTTATTTGATGAATTAAATCAAGAGTTCGGTTTTGAATTGGATGTATGTGCGGATGAAAGTAATGCTAAATGTAAAAGATATTTTACAGTTGAGGATGACGGATTAAATATGAAATGGGAAGGTGTTTGTTGGATGAATCCTCCATATGGAAGGGTAATAGGAAAGTGGATCAAAAAAGCATATGAATCTGCTTTAAATGGAGCAGTAGTGATTTGTTTAGTGCCAAGTAGAACTGACACAAAATGGTGGCATGATTATTGTATGAAAGGCGAAGTTAGGTTTATTAAAGGAAGATTAAAATTCGGAAGGTCTACCAATAGTGCCCCATTTCCGAGTGCGGTGGTGATCTTCAAATAATATGTGATTTTTTCAATCTAAATACAGGGGTATGTGATGCCTAAAAAAAATTATCCATATAGACAAGGGCATTTAAGTACATATGGAGCCACAAGGATAAAACATTTTAATATGACAAGACCTTATCTGAATCAAAGAAAAGCGAAGATCGGCGATAAAGTAATAATCCAATCTACCAAGGTTAACAGAAGCACATGGGTCAATAATCATTGGCAACATAATGGAATTGTTAATGGTATAAAAAATATGGCACCACAGGGAGGATTATCTATTAAATGTCATTATTTATTAGAGTGTATGGATTGTGACCCATTAGAGGAAAAATGGGTTGTTGCCAGTCAATTCAGTAAACAGAACACATAGTAATAGAACAAGGAGCTGTTATGAAAATTAGAGATCGGATAAAAGAATTACGCAGAGTTAACGCATCTGAATTGATGCCCAATCCTAAGAACTGGAGAACACACCCAGTTGGACAACAGGATGCTTTGAAATCGGTATTATCACAAATTGGATATGCAGATGCGGTAATAGCAAGAGAAACAAAGGATGGCTTGATGTTGATTGATGGGCATTTAAGAGCGGAAACAACCCCTGATGCAACTATTCCTGTATTGGTACTTGATATCAATGAGGAGGAAGCCGATCTACTGCTAGCAACTTTAGATCCATTGGCAGGGATGGCAGAACCCAACACAGAACTATTAAAACAATTATTGGAAGGGATTGATGATAGTGATGGCCATATTAGTGCTTTGATCCAAGGTGTTAAAGATATGAATCAGATTATTGATTACAACCCAGAACCACCCACAGATTGGAATGATTATGATGATGAAACAATAAAGACAGATAAGAAATGTCCTAAATGTGGATATGAATGGAACGAATGGAATGACCCAAATGGCTAAACGCAAAACAATAAATATCAGAAGTGGAATCACGATTGAAATTAGTAGGAAGGTCAGAAGTTATTTAATTGATTTCATAAAATCTTTACCAACAGACAGAATACTAGTGTCAACATCTGGGGGAATAGATTCATCTGTTTTAGTTGTAGCTGGTTTAGAAGCTGGTGTTAAGGTGGATATTTCATCATTCACTTTAGACGACAGAAGATCTCGTGATTTTAAAAGTGCTCGTAAACTGGCTAATTATTTTGGCTTGGAATTTAAACCGATATATCTGCCGACAAATCCAGATGTTATATGCAACCAAGTAATGAGTTATATGAGAGATTACAAGGTGCGTAGAAAAACCGATGTTGAGTGTGTTTATCCCATATCAATACAAATGTCTCAATTACCAAAGGGGACTCATTATGTTGGTGGGTTCTGGGCAGATGGTCATTTTTGTGTTTCCAAGAAAGGCATGATCCATTTTAAACATACAAAGGAATTATACCAGCAAAATAGATATGAATACTTTTTTGTTACCCCACGACATCAGAGAGTAGTGTTTAAAAATATGGCTGATGCTCATGGACTGTATTATTACGAACCATATTGGGGAAAGCAGATTTTCAATATGATGAGTGATATCAATTGGGATCAGGCAAATAAACCTAGACAAAAAGAAATATTGAGATATGCATTTCCTGAATTAGATCCTTTACAAATAAAAACCCATACCAATTTGCAATTGGGCGATTCTGGAATAGCTGAAACGGTAGGTAATGCTATGAAGAATAAATTTACACCTAAAGCTAAATCGGCTGTATCTGCTTATAATTTTGTCGTCAAACAAGGATTGCTAAATGACTCTGCAAATAAATAAACCAGCTTATAAAGTACCAACAATGGCTGAAATTAAAAAGATTAAGCCGAATGGTTATAAAGTCGTTAGTACATTTTCTGGTGCTGGCGGTACTTGTCTTGGTTACAAAATGGCAGGCTATGATGTTGTATGGGCATCTGAATTTGTACCAAAAGCGAGAGAAGTATATGAAATGAATCATGATACATATGTTGATGGGAATGATATTAGAACTGTATCTGGTGAAGATATTTTAAGACGAATCAATATGAAGATCGGTGAGTTGGATATATTGGAAGGATCTCCTCCATGTGCAAGTTTTTCAACTTCTGGAAAAAGACATAAGCATTGGGGTCAGGTAAAAAGCTATTCAGATAAAAAACAAAGGACAGATGATTTATTTGATGAATATATAAGATTAATAAATCAGATAAAACCAAAGGTGTTTGTAGCTGAAAATGTAATGGGATTAGTTAAAGGAAAAGCAAAAGGATATTTTAAGGACATAATGAAAGGTATGAAAGCATCTGGCTATCAGGTACAGGCAAAAGGATTAGATGCGTCTTGGTTGGGAGTTCCACAGGCAAGACAAAGAGTGTTTTTCATGGGTGTCCGAAATGATTTAAATATACAGCCGACATATCCGCGGCCACTACCATATCAAATGGTGTTAAAGGATATATTACCCAACATTAAAAACAATGAAGGGATTAAGGATGCTATTAGATATTTCGCACCAGCGTATGTCAGAGAATATCACAAAATCAAACAGGGTAAGAAGTCTGATAAATATATTACATTTAGAAGATCTCATTTTGATAAGCCTTGTTTAACAGTAATGGCAACACATAGTTCAGGACCAGCACATCCAATAGAACCACGACATTTTACAATCAATGAATTAAAGCAGATTTGTTCGTTTCCAGAGGACTTCAAATTAATAGGTCGGTGGTCGCAACAGTTTGAACGATTAGGTCGTTCTGTTCCACCATTTATGGCAAAGGCAATAGCTGAAACAATTCAAAAGGAGGTACTTGATAAATGTCCAAGATAAAGGATAAAGGTTATGCCCCAGAGAGATGGGCTTTTGATGAAAAGGTTACTGATGTCTTTGAGGATATGCTTGATAGATCTATACCACAGCATAGGGTGATGAGAGAAACTGTGACAGCTCTTGTTTCAAATTATATACAACCTAGATTTGATACAGGAGCAATATATGACATCGGATGTTCCAGAGGTGAAATGATCTCATTATTAAATGATAAAATCTCCGATCGGAACTTTTCATATAAGGGATTTGAAATAAGCGAACCTATGTATGATGCCGCAGAAAAACGATTTAACAATACTAATAATGTCAGTATTCACAAAAACGATTTAAAACAAGGATTGCCAGCTTATCCAGAAAGTGTAGTTGCGATTACATCTGTTCTGACATTGATGTTTGTGCCAATGGAATATAGACAGAATTTATTAAGTGAGATCTATAACCAATTGGAAGATGAAGGCATATTTGTTTTAGTTGAAAAAGTATTAGGAGCTGAAAATGAACTAAATCAGGTGATGTCTGATTCCTATTATGAAATGAAAAGAAATAATGGTTATACAGAAGAAGATATAACACGCAAGAAATTATCATTGGAAGGAGTATTGGTACCTGTTACAACAAGTACAAATATTGAAATGCTACAGAACGCTGGTTTTCAGAAGATTGATTGTTTCTGGAGATGGATGAATTTTAGTGGATTTGTAGCGATTAAATACGAATAACCAAAACGATAGAGGGTGGTTTGTTTAGGGGAACTGTATATTACTATTCATTAAAAAAACGACAGCCATCTATCGGAGGGAAAATAGAGGTGTTTAATGGCAACTAGGAAAAATGGAACTGCAATTGAGGTCAAAAGATATAAGTATCTTGACTGGAAAATTGCAGGGTTGACATATAGAGAGATCGCAAAACAATTTAATACCACACCATCAACTGTTCACAGTCATGTTCAAAAAGCATTAAAGGAATTGGCAGATGAACATTCAGAAGAAGCCGATCAGCTTAGAAACATACAGAATGCCAGATACAATACTTTATTAGCTAGGCATTGGGGTCAAGCATTACAGGGAGACAGAGATGCATTGGATTCAGTTTTAAAGATCATGGGCAATATAAACAAGATAAACGGACTTGAACAAAGAGGACTGGAAATAGATCAAAGGATTACCAATTTTACTTTTAAAATAGATAGGACAAATATTGATGACAACTCCGACATATCAAGTAACATACACACCGCCTTACCTATATCAGAAACAGAAGGACGCAATATTCACGAATCATAGGTATGCGATAGTTGAAGGTGCTACCAAGTCTGGAAAGACAGTGGCCTGTTTATCTTGGTTATTAGAACAGGCGATTGTAGGAGATCTAGGAAATAATTTTTGGTGGATTGCTCCTGTTTATCCCCAAGCGAAAATAGCATTCCGTAGATTAAAGAGGGCGATTACCCAGAGAATGTATACGGCTAATGAATCAGAACTAACTATCACATTAAATAACGGAGCTGTTATCGGTTTTAAATCAGCAGAGAAACCTGACAACCTTTATGGTGAGGATGTTTATGCGGCAGTCCTAGATGAGGCTACCAGAATGAGAGAGGAAAGCTGGCATGCTATTAGATCCACACTTACGGCAACCCAAGGTAAAGTTAGAATAATCGGTAACGTAAAAGGTCGAAGGAATTGGGCATATAGATTATCAAGGCAAGCTGAAGGCAGTAATGATAATTGGCACTACGCTAAACTTACAGCGTGGGACGCGGTTGAAGCTGGAATCGTAGCGAGATCGGAAATAGAAGATGCACAAAGGATTTTACCTGACCATATATTCAAGGAACTTTATTTAGCTGAACCTTCAGATGACGGAGGTAATCCATTTGGCATATCAGCAATTGAATCCTGTAAACGAAAATTATCAAATGCAAAGCCTGTGTACTGGGGAATTGATTTAGCAAAGTCTCATGACTACACCGTAATTGTAGGATTGGACACTTTTGGTTCTGTCTGTTATTTCGATAGGTTTCAGAGATCATGGGAAGTAACAGAATTGGAGATCGTAAAAGCCATGAATGGAGAAACCTGTTATGTGGACAGCACAGGAGTTGGAGATCCAATAGTTGAAAGATTACAAAAACGAATTTCTAATTTTCATGGCTATAAATTCACATCCAATAGCAAACAAAGGCTGATGGAAGGATTACAACTAGCAATCCATAACAGGGAGATCGGATTTCCAGAAGGTTTAATCATGAGTGAATTAATGAGTTTTGAATATGAATGGTCAAGGTTAGGTGCGACATATTCAGCACCACAGGGAATGCATGATGACTGTGTTATGGCATTGGCATTAGCTGTTTATGCAAGAGGGGAGGCTCCTGGACTAGGTGTATGGTAATTAAAATTAAAAAACCACTAAGGTGTAATAAGTGTAATGCCTTACTTGCTGAAAAAGCTCCAGAAGGCACAAGGATTAAATGCAGGCGGTGTAAAGAGATAAATGAGGTCAAGTAATAGATGTCCTAAATGTGATGGCACCTTAATATTTGAATCAGATATCTACGGAGATTTTTATTCATGCATTATCTGTGGTAAACATATGATCATAAATTTTAGTACCTTATTTGGAATAGGACAAAACAATCCTCATTGGGGAGTACAGAAACGAACAGGAAAAAAATGAGGTCTATTGCGACTAATTTATTATTTTTGCTACTCCTGTTTAATATTGGTTTCCATTTACCCCATTGCTGGGGTTTCGGTAGGTAACCAACCTACCTCGTCAGAATGGTTATATATTGGATTGTTTTAATTGTTCGGTTAATTTTTTATTTTTGGATTGTTGCTTATCAATAATGTCTACTAATTTTCCAATGACCCTTTCTAGATCTTCCACTTTTTGTTTCATTTCCGAGTAAGCTTCAAAAGCTACTAGGTCTTCGATTTCCTCTGTTGTCTTGAATGTTGTGTTTTTCATTTCCAACTCCTGTTTTTAAGATATGACTATCTTATAGGGATATAGGTAAAACTTATATAATTAGTTATATGTAACCTTTAACATAGATATAAAACAGTTGTTATTTGCAAAATTGTTGCATAATTGCATAAATGTGACTCTGCAAAAACAGATGTTGACACAGAGAAAGTTATAGTGTTACAAATTAAAATAACTGATTGTGGTCTTATCGGATGTACCCAAACCGAAGGAGCTAAATGCCGTCCTTTTTTGGGTTATTCAATAAAAAACAATATCAAGAGATCGATGCTACTGTACCCCTGACCTATAATTTAGATCAGGCATTATACCCAGAAACCAATTATCTTAATTTTGCCAAAGAGGGTTATGGTAAAAATGAGATTGTCCATGCCTGTATTCGTGAATTAGCCACATCAGTCGCAAGTCCAACATATATGATTGAGGTGCCATCATCAGAAGGTGGCATGATTGAGTTAACATCTGGCGAATTATTTGAGATCTTACAACAACCGACTCCCAATCAAGATTGGTATCAATGGATTGAACTGTTAACCACATATCTGATGGTTAGCGGAAATGTATACGTTCTAAAGGAAAGGGCAAAAACAAATAAGGTTAGTAGTCTGTATTTATTACGACCTGACCGAATGACGATTAATGGTGGATCCAAAGGACCAGAATCTTACACATATGAAATAGGTGGTGTTGATTACGTTATCCCTAAAGAGGATATCTGTCATTTAAAATTACCCAACCCAGCTGAAGATCTTTATGGATTATCTCCATTAAAGGTATTAGCCAGAGCAGTTAATCTGGATTTAAACATGACCGATTATGCGAAGGTGTTCTTTCAAAATGCTGGTATACCTTCAGGATTATTAAAGGTTAAAAGACGACTCCAGTCACAGGAGGAGGCATCAATAATCAGAAGCCGATGGAGAAGTCAATTTGGCGGTCGTGATAATTTTCACAAGGTAGCAATCATGGATGATGATGCGGAATACCAGCCAATGGGCAGTATGCCGAAAGATCTAGCATTATCAGAATTACATAATGTGTCTGAATCAAGAATATGTGCTGTATTTGGTGTACCTCCGATTTTAATAGGTGCCAATGTAGGACTGGAAAGAGCGACATATTCCAATTACAGGGAAGCCAGATTTAGTTTTAATGCGGAAACTTTACGGCCATTGATTAACCGTATTATTAGATTTTTAAATACTTCAATAGCAATTGAATTTCCTAATCAAGGACAGTTTGCTGTAGATCAATCATCATTAACAGAAATGATTGATGATAAAGAATCAAATACAGCAAGGGCGATAAACCTATTTGAGAAAGGTATGGTCACATTAAATGAAGCAAGGGAGTTGGTTGGGATCTCTGCTATTTCCGCAGGCGATGTTAGACGTGTTCCATCCAACATTCTAGAAATAGCAGAAGGGGAACTGACTCCTCCAATTTCGGAAGCTGAATCACTACCATTTCAGCCATCAACAGTTCGTTCATTAGAGTCTCCCAGCTCTATAGAAGTCCTTCCACCTCCCTTGACCGAAAAAGATTCCGATCGGCTACTAGGAGCAATCAAACTAAGAAGGCTGTTGTTATTAGACAGAGAGGATATGGTCGATGAACTCACACCTAAATTTAATCGTTATCTAACTAGGTTAAAAAACAGAGTTGATGGAATCATCGGAAGATTACAAGAAAGATCTACAGATGTAGAAGAATTAAAAGCATTTCCATTTGAAGCCAATGATCTAATTCCAGATATAGAACTTGGTAATTTAACAGACATCCTATATAAGGCATATGAACGTATAAGTAAACGTACATTCGGTATTGTCAACCGAACAGGAATTATAGGCTCACTTGACTGGGCATCAAATAGACCTGTCGTTACATCTATGCTTACACAGGCTCCCACTAGAGCAAACATGATTCATAACACCACGAGGAAACATGTGCAAGGTGTATTGGAAAAAGCAATCCGTCGTGGTTATAACTTAGATCAAATGGTTGATGGTGTACCTGATGAAGGTTTTCGAGGAATGAGGTCTGTATTAGGTGAGACAGAAACAAGGGCTCGTTTAATCGCCAGAACAGAAGTAATGAGGACCCAAAACCTGACATCACTAGGGATGTATAAAGAACGCAATTTTGAATATGTACAGGCAACTGACCCAGATGGTGATGAAGGTGATACTTATGTAGACCCAGGCGATCCATATGGACGTACCTGTATTGAGAGAAATGGACAAGTGTATTCAATAACTGATGCAAGCAATATTAACGATCATCCAAACGGCACATTATCATGGATGCCAATGGGTAGGGATTACAAACCAGAGGAGGTTGTATGAGGTTTAATAAATCATTTAAAGTCGATGACGTAAAAATACTGGATGAATCAGAAGGTGTGGTTGAGGCATTTGTAAACACCATGGGTATGGTGGATAAGGATAATGACATAATCAGCCCAAGTGCTTTTGATAAATCCATATTAAATAATCTACCATTACCTGTCCTTGCTGGGCATGACCAAGCATCACTTGTAGGTAAAGTGATTTCAGCTAGGTCACAGCCGATCACAACAGATGAATATCAGTTATACGCAAAGATGCAGATGAATATGGAAACACAGGCAGGCAGAGAAGCCTTCAGTAATGTATCTGGAAACTATGTAAGAGAATGGAGTGTCGGATTTAATGTACCGAATCCAGAAACAGACCTTGAATATACAGAGGTTGAAGGCAAATCAGTAAGAACGATTAAGAATCTTGATTGGGTAGAAGTGTCCACAGTTATTCGTGGAGCATCCCCAATGACGACAACCATTTCAGCTAAATCACAAACAGATGAACCTAATGATCGTAGTAGATCGGAAGTTGTTGATGATTCTGCCACCAACACGACTGAACAAGTCGCCTTGGATGCGGATTTAATTAAACAGCAAATTGAGATCACACGAACAAGGTTAGAACTAAAAAATAAAAGCGAGGAATAATCATGGATACAAAATCCTTGAGAGAAGAAGCTGGAGCATTGTTGACTCTAGCAGACGAAAAAGTTAAAGAAGGGGATGCGGAACAAGCTGAAAAGATGCTTGTGGATGCTCAATCCAAAATGGAAAAAGCCGAATCTATTCAACAGGCTGAATCCAAAATAAAAGCATTAACAGGTGAATTTAATAAACCTGTGAACGACATACCTGTAGTATCAACAGATGTCGCAAAATACGATGCAAATGATACAACCAACCGAACCAAGGCTGATTACAAGCCTTCAGCATGGGTAAAAGGGATGCCTGCTATGGCACAGCCTATGTGGGTTCAAGAACAAATGGGTGATAACCAAAAAGCAGAAGCTGATTTCCAGAAGGACACTTTTGTTAAATGGTTAACATCTCCGTCAGAGCAAATCTTCTATAAAAGTGCAACACCTGACCAAGTAAAGGCTATGCAGGAAGATACAGACGCTGAAGGCGGTTACTTCGTACCTGAGGAGTTCATCAATCAGGTCATACATGACCCAGGACTTCCATCAGGTCTTAGATCTCTTGCAACGGTTATAAGGGTGGCTTCCAAAGATGGATATCTACCTACACTTGCAAGTGCATCATGGGCGGCAATCGCAGAGGAAGCCGCTTATTCTGATCAGACACCAACAGTCGGTCAAGTA